AGACAATAAAAAGATTTCCTCATAACAAATGTGCTGAGTGTGGTGCAGATATGAGAGAAGTTATCTACCTAAGACCTTTTGCTAAAATCTGTGCTGATTGTAAAAGCATAGCCTGGTCAGGTAATGCTGAAGTTAAACAAGAACATGTGAAGCTTAAACAACGTAACAGCAAAATGACACCTGAAGAACTGGGCATGGATGAAATGTTTGTAGATGATCCAAAGGCAGTCAAAGAAATTGAATATGGAAAAGTAAGCAAAAGACCAACAACAATCAACAACAACGTAAACATGTTAGAAAGGAATCATCATGTCTAAACCTGGATTATATGCCAACATAAATGCCCGAAAGAAAAAAGGTATCTCTCGTAGCAAAAAGAACTCAACGATCAGCGACAAGGCATACGCAAACATGAAATCTGGGTTTAAAAAGAAAAAGAAAAAAGCTTAATGGATATTGAGAAGCTTAGAGATCAACTCAAGATTGATGAGGGTTGTGTCAATTCTGTGTACCTCGATCATTTAAATTTACCTACTTGTGCTATCGGACATTTGATTACTGAATGGGATGAAGAGTACGGCAAGCCAGTAGGCACAATGATATCTGATGATCGTGTAAATGAATTGTTTGATAAGGATGTTCAGGTAACTATCGATGAGTGCAAAATTTTATTTGATGATTTTGATGAGTTGCCTGAAGAAGCCCAACAAATAATTGGCAATCTCATGTTTAATATGGGCAGACCTCGTCTATCCAAATTTGTTAAGTTTCGAGAAGCTGTTAGAAATCGTGATTGGATTGAAAGTGGCAACCAATTAAAAGACTCTCGCTACTACCAACAAGTAACAGCAAGAGCCGATAGATTAATAGCCAGGTTGCAAGCTATATAAGTTCGATGGACCTATAAGTACAGCCACCATTCTCTTTGAAACGTCTTATGTGACCTTTCTGATCTAGCTTGTTGAGCAGATGAAAGATCGAGTTCGTTGATTTGAACCCGGCACCTTCGCAGATCTCCAGGTAGGTTGGCATGTACTCATGTTGTGCATGGTAGTCCTTTAAAAATTTTAGAACCCTATGCTGTTTAGGAGTTAACGGCATCTTCTGCATCAAACAATCTCCCTTCTTCCATTTCTATTTCTTCTATTAAACCAAAGTCTGCATCCCTTAACTGCTCTAACATCTCCATGTTATTAGTTTTTAGTTCAGCATATTTTTTTCTCTTAGTTTCAAAATCCCACATTTTAGATCTTTCGATTAAATGCATGTAGTGTTTGTATTCTAAAACAAAATCATTTTTATTTTTAATATTAAGAGGATCTTTACCTGGTATGTGGAAAGCCCATTTAATCTCCTTTTTAGGCTCTTCAGGCGATGTAAGCTGAGTTACTATGTCTTCTACTGACCTGGCACCTTTATCAATCGTAGAGGTGTTGCCTAGCTCTTGTACAGCATTTTTAGCAACCGGGTAATCTTCAGCTTCCTCACTCGTAATCAATCCACCAATCACATCAGCGAATGCATCACGAAGAGCAAAGCCCCTAGCCCTCATCTGAAGCATACGATCAGGGTATGATTTCCAGGGTGGTCTGTTCAATAGATTTGCACTTTGTGCCTGACCCATAGAAAAGCTTGAACTTATAATTTCTGTTTCTCCATTGGGTGCTAACCTGGATACAACGCAACTTGCTTTTCTGTTACTGCCTTCACCTTCAATTGATTCTTTGACAGATAAACATCTCTTATCATTTCTAACCATAGCTAGTAAGGCATCCCCCCATACTGAAGGTTTACCATTTATAACAGCTATGTTCTGCATAGCCTGGAAAGGTGCTAGTCCAAGTGAAGCCCCGGCAGACACAGCCAAAAATATATTAGCTGGTTTGTTTTTATAACTGTCCGGTACTAAATCAGACTTAGCAAACATCTCAGATATCCTGAGTGCCTGGTCTACATCAGTAGGAATTAAATTGGTTTTTAAACTATTCATTACTTATCTCCTCAATTGAAAATCGTCTATGTTCTGTGGATGGCTTGGCTGGTATAATTTTTTCCGGCTGTGCCTTGCGTTTAACTATGGGAAAGCTGATCTTGTAATTGCCTACAGTCGCATACTCAGCATCGACCTCATCAAGTACAAGCTCTATAGCTTCCTGGCATCTTTCTTTTTGTAGCTTCCAGGATTTCTCTTCAGCCTTACATTTCTCATAGTCAGTTATGATTTGTATTAGATCATTTTTAGTTTCCAGGTGATCCAATGGGATAGCATCCGGCTTGCCATTATCGATTGGTGGGTATGGCTGATCCATATCAACCCGGTACCAAAAGTCTTGCACCTTCTCCATAATAATATGTGTCAGCTTTTCACTACGCATGTATGGATAAAGACTAAACTTTAACTTAGGACCAAGCTTGGCTATAACTCCCCATTGAAAGTCAGCACACAGCATTTGTGTTTGTAGCTGTATGACCTGATCAGCCCTGGGTGGTCCATCATCCCAGCCATCAGTTTTTATTTCTAATGCACCATAACCAGTAACAGTTATATCGTCACCATTTGGATTCGGTATAGTCATATCACCACCGACAACATGCAGTATGCCATCAAGAGAAGCACACAGCCTCAAATCTTTTATACGATGAGCATCAGTTGGTGGTAAAAAATTACAAGCTACATTGTCAGGGCATAAATTATCTAAGGCATCACTAGCCCAGCCAATCAATGCCGGCTCCAGGTAGTTGCCCCTATCTTTAGCATCCTTGTACAGTCCATCATCAATAGCTTGTACACCAGCTTTAGCATTGAGAACTATTTGCCTGACTGCTTCATTTGTTTGGAAAGGTGTTTCACCTAAAACGACAGCCCCTACTTTAGAAGCCCCTAATTCGTCTGCATCATTAGACCATTTCATATCTTCACTCCATAGTTAACGGCAAAGCATGCATCGTCAATTAGACATGCAATATGAAATGTGTAATAGATTGAAGCCAGGGTAATTACTGTCAAAAGGATGTATAAGATTACCTTGGTAAGTATTACAAAAGCTAGAGGTGTGATTGATAGAAGAGGGTTTCCGGGTCTTACAATATATATATTATGCGACAAACGTATAATATTATTAACCAGGTCTTCCCTAAGTAGTTGATTAAGTGTCATATTTTTTTTCTCCTTATATGTACACAGACTAGAAGGTGCTACCAAACAACATACTATATGTTGAATCACTCCTTCTAAGTCATTGATTGTTCGTGGGCTAAAATAGGTCATCTTAGGGAATGTACACCAAGCATTTCAAATAATCCATGAGTGGTTTTGATGGATAAGTTTGTGCTAACAATAGCAGACTGTGCATCCAACACTCTTGCAAATTTTGATTTACTTGTATCCCTATGAATTTTACCTAGCTCACGGCTAAGTTGTCTAAAATGTGTAGAGGCAGATTTAATCATTTGGATATCAACCATCGGTATTGTCATACGAACAGCTACCCTGATATCTTTATAGGTTAAATATTCTTTACCATTTAGAAGCAGTCTTGCGATCTTTTCTTTTTGTGGTCCGGTCAAGGTAGGAAATACATGACCATGTCGTAATTCCATGCCACTAAATGGACCAGTTTCTTTTATACGTTTAGCAAGTATCTTACCAATCGGTAGCTTATCGAAATAATCGTCTGCCGATTTATAATCATACTCAGGTACTTGTGATCCTGGTGGCTGATTGTGACCGATGAGGTCATCCGGTTTAGCTTTACCCGGCTCCTTTTTCTTGTAGTATTTCATATCCCTTCTCCTTTCCATCAATAAGTGATCAACTGATGTTCAATAGTAAACAAATTAATTACAATAAATCTATGCATATCAAATTGATACTGACCTACTCATCCACTGCCAAGTCACGTTGCATCAATTTCTCGAACCCATACAGTGCATTAAAAGCTGTACCAATAGTTGATTTGGTTATCTCTTTTCGCCACATGCAGTACTCGACAGATTTCTCTAAAAGCTCCGGTGTAGCTCGACATTTAACAGAATTACTTGTCCTTTTAACTTGCACCCATTCCTCTGCTTCGCACTCATTGATCATGGTTGCAATTGACTGTCTATTGGAATGCATATCGTCTACAAGCTCTGTTATAGTGTACCATCTATTGGCATAGACAGCGTATACCATCCATCTAGCAAACGCATTACGCAAGGGTGTTGAATTAAAATATCTTTGCACCTTGTTGTTCATTCTTGTTTGCCTGGATCTATGGGTAGCCATTTCTATTTCCATAGTCTTCTTAACGTACTGATCGATAAGGAACTGATGTATGTCTTGAACAGAATTATGTAATGATGAATTGTCGCAACATTTGTTTTTGTTTTTCATTATTTATTCTCCAATCTTTTTGCTATGTTTCTCACAGACGATGCATGCCAATTACCACCTCTTGCAGTCGGCACCCCAAGATCGTTTAGTTTTTGTGCTATCTCTCGGTAGCTTTCACCACCTCTTGATAAAGCTGATACTGTAGGAGCTATTTTAGTAGCAAAGTTATCAGCAATAGTTTTAACGGCTGTCGAAGCTGAAGCCCTGGCTTTATCCATTTCGTCATGGATGCCAAGCTTAGTAATGCGTTTACCTTTACTTGAGGTAATACTACCCTTCTCTCTCAGCTCGTTCTTGATTCTCTCAAGACCTGACTTAGTTCTCTCCGAGATCTTATCCCTTTCAAAGTCAGCAAACATTGCCTTCATATAGAAGTTCTGCTTGTTCTCAGATATTGTAGGATCATTGCAGACAACTAGTTTGACAGCATTCTTTTTGAGAATAGTTTCAAAGAACTTTAGTGTATGCCAGGTAGTACGACTAAATCTATCCAGGTCAGCTACAATGATAGTACCATTCATAGCCTTGGCTGTTTCGATGCATTCGTTAAGTTTAGGTCTATGCTCCGGGGCAATCTTACCTGAGATACCCTCTTCCTTAAACCAAACAACTGAATGATCACCACCATTCAGCCATTTCTTGATTTCCATTTCTTGCCTTGCTACATCCTGGTCATCAGTACTGACCCTGACGTAGGCAAAGTATGTGCCGGCATGTTCTTTACCGGCTGTGGTTTTGACTGCCATTAGTTTGCTCCTGGTATAAATAATATTTGACCATCAGGTGCCTGGACCATGATCTCTTTGACACCAGCTTCTACAGCAACATCTTTTGCCATCATTATAAAAACATCATGCTCATCAGATGGTACTGCTACCTCGATCTTTTGGCACTCAAGTGAGTTCTTATATGAATCTGTACCTTTCCATACACCTTGAACTCTATAATGAGTACAGCCACCGAACTCTA